AATTAAATTAGGTAAGGTTGTAAAAAATCGTAAGTCTGTGTATCAAAAGAAAAGTGGTGGGCCTGTAGTTAAAAAAATGGGTGGTGGTAAAGTTTATCGAAGAGGTGGTGGTAAAGCCTTACGAGGATTTGGCAAAGCTACTTACTCTGATAAGATGTATTAAGAATGCTAGGATTAATATATGAAATGAAAACTCGTATGGAAAATACATATGAGTTTAATAAAAAATATAAGAAGTCTGTTATAGAAGGTTACGATGACTATACACTAATAGATCATGATGTTATTAAACCAGAGAAGAAATATTACCCAGATTGGGAAACATGGTTTAAAGCTAATTGTGATTATTTAGTTAAAAAATATAGGTACACATATGGCAGTAAAGAAAAAAAGAAAGCCTAGTAATATGAAAGGCATTACGATTGGTAGGGGGATGAAACGTCCTACTAAGAAAGGTGCTGGTATGACTAAGAAAGGTGTAGCTAAATATAGAAGACAGAACCCCGGTTCTAAACTAAAGACTGCTGTAACTGAGAAGAAACCTACTGGTAAGAGAGCAGCAAGACGTAAGAGTTACTGTGCTAGATCAGCAGGTCAAATGAAGAAATTTCCCAAGGCTGCTAAGAATCCTAATAGCAGACTTAGACAAGCTAGAAAACGATGGAGATGTTAAATGAAGCGACAAAAAAGAGTATGGGATAAGAAAACTGGTGGACTAATATATGTTGACAGTGTTAAAGATTTCTTAGCACAACAGAGTGAAGATAAGGTAGAAGCTCCAGTTGAGAAGGAAGAAGAAATTGTTGAAGAAGAAGAAGAAGTCGTTGAAGAAGAAGCTGACGAAGCGTCAGACTGATACTTTAAAAAAACACTCAGTTCATCATACTGCAAAGCATATGTCTTTTATGAGAAGTGAGATGAAAAAAGGTAAGACATTTTCAACAGCCCATAAAGCTGCTATGAAAAAAGTAGGCCGATGACAAAGTGTAGAAACTGTGGTCATGACTCTCATTGTGGTAATCCACTAAGTCAGACTATTTCTCAAACTTTATCTGGTATAGGTGGAACTAAGGTAGAAGTTTGTAAAACATGTAGGTGTGAAAAGTGTTCACCTAAAACTGATTGGGGTTAGTATGGCTGTAGCAACTAAACGTGATCCTAAGAAATGGGCTAGAGCTAAAGCAAGAGCAATAGCTAAAATGGGTGGCAAGCATTCAGCAAGAGCAATGCAGTTAGCAGTTAAGTACTACAAAGATGCAGGTGGAAAATATAAAGGTAAAAAGAAAAAAAGTAACAAGCTATCTAAATGGACTAAGCAGAAGTGGAGAACAAAGTCAGGTAAACCTTCTAAGAAGACAGGTGAAAGATATCTCCCAGAGAAAGCAATTAAATCTTTATCTGCTAAAGAGTATGCTGCAACAACAAGAGCAAAAAGAGCAGGAACTAGAAGAGGTAAACAGTTTGTTAAACAACCTAAGAAGATAGCAAGAAAGACAAGAAGGTATAGAACATAATGGCTACATCAGGTACATATAACTTTAATCTAGATATAGATGAAGTAATTCAAGAAGCAAGTGAGATGATTGGTGGAGAAGATACTCTAGGCCATGAACCTGCTTCTGCTAGACGTTCTATTAACCTTATGCTTAAGGATTGGCAGAACAGAGGAATACTTCTATGGACAACTAATACCAGCAGTATTACATTATCTACCAGTGTTACTTCTTATAACTTAGATAGTAGTACAATCAATGCTCTTGAGGTAGTCTTACGAAGAAATAACTCAGACATACAGCTTACCAGAATTACTCCAGAAGAGTATCTCCTTATACCATCACCTACTCAGACAGGCAGACCTACTCAGTATAGTATACGTAGAAGTAGAGACAATCCTGTACTATCAGTCTGGCCTATCCCAGAGAACTCTACAGATACTCTACAGTTAGAGATAGTCAGTGAGATGCAGGATGTCAATAAGTCTGCTGATCAAAATGCTGATCTACCTAAAAGATTTCTACCACCACTTACTTGTGGACTAGCTTACTATATGTCGATGAAGCGTCCACTGGTAGCAGATACAAGAATAGCAATGCTTAAACAAAACTACGAGGATATGTTAGCTAGAGCAATGGAAGAAGATAGAGAAAGAGCTTCTCTATATCTATTACCTAGATTAACATTTTATAACTAATGGCAGTAAATAGTAAAACTTTAGCAATGTGCGATGTGTGTGGATTTACTTATCCACATAGAGTAATGAGAATGAATAGTTATGGTCTTTTGGTTTGTCCTGAAGACTTTGAAGGACAATATGATTTAAAGAACAGTCCATTAAACAAAGTTCCAGATGTAAAAGATAATCCTAGAGTTATGAATCCTAGACCTGATGATGGTGGAAGAGGATTAAAATGGAGTGAATACGCAGAATGGGTTACAACGGAAGCTAACTTAAATAGTGATGTTCATGATACAAGATGGAACAGAACAAATAAAACGTGGGTAGCAATATGACAGATTTTAGAGAAAAACTTATATCTAACACATATAGATCAGTTCTTGCTATTAATGCAAGTACGACAGGTTCTGGTGTTACGACTTCATTAGTTCCCATACAAACAGGAGATGGTACTAATACAGCTATTAAGGTAGCTACAAATGCAGTACAAATACATGGAAATACTGGAGTATCAGGTAATCTCTCTGTAAAAGATAAAGTATGTGCTTCAGCCTTCTTTGGAGATGGATCAAACCTTACAGGACTTACAGCTTCTATTGGTGGAAGTATATCAGTAGGTAATGCTCTTATAGATGGAGTAGTCACAGTAACAGGCAATGCAGTATTTGAAGCAGACGTATCAGTTAGTGGAGATCTTAATGTTGCAACAAACGCATCTGTAGGTGGAACTCTGATTAATACTGGAGCAGCTACATTTAGCTCAACTGTTACTGTAGTTGGAGCAGGAACATTCAAGGATGACGTATCAGTCAGTGGTGAACTTGCTGTTAAAGGTGACGTATCTGTAGAAGGTAATGTATCTCTTGGAGGAACATTGGCTGTAACAGGTGCAGGTACATTCAATGCTAAAACAGAATTTAATGATGACGTATCAGTTAGTGGAAACTTAGATGTAACAGGAAATGTATCTGTAGGTGGAACAGCAGTATTTAATAGTAACGTATCTGTAAGTGCTAATGTAAATGTAAATGGTAATGTAACAGCAACTTATTTCTACGGTGATGGTTCTAATCTTAGCAATGTCGAAGCTGAGTTAGGAACAGCTACTAATATATCTGTTGAAGGATTTATACATGCAGGTGGAAGTGTATCTGTAAGTGGACCTTTCAATGTTGTAGGAGCAGCTACCTTTAAGGATGATGTATCAGTAAGTGGTAATACAAACCTTAGTGGTACAGCCACAATAGCAGGAGCCGTAAGTCTTGCATCTAGTCTGAGTGTAGGTGGTGCAGTTAATCTTCTAGGTACAGCTACTATAACAGGAGCAGCAGGATTTCTAAGTACAGTTAGAGTGGCAGGTGCAACCTCAATAGAAGGAGCAGCTTTACTTAAAAGTACAGTCACAGTAGTCGGAGCAGCACATCTACAAAGCACAGCATCAGTTGGAGGTGCAGCTACGTTTGCTTCTACTGTTACAGTGGTAGGTGCAGGTACATTTAAAGATGACGTATCAGTAAGTGGTAATGTAGTTATAGGTGGTACAGTCACAATCAGTGGTGCTAATGTTCAAGCAGCAAATGCAAAGGTATGTGCTTCAGCATTCTACGGTGATGGTTCTAACTTAACAAACGTACCAACATCAGGTGATGTATCAGTATCAACATTAAGAGTAACTCATAATGCTTCCATAGGTGGGACATTATCAGTTGCAGGAGCAGCAGGATTTGGATCAACAGTCACTGTAGCAGGTAATGTAAGTATAGCTGGAACAGGAACAGTAGGTGGTGCATTTGCTGTATCAGGAGGATCAATAGATTTAAGAACAAGTGCTTCAGATCCAGCATATGTTAGATTCTATTGTGAGTCTAATAATGCTCACTATGCTCAACTAAGATCACCACCTCATGCTTCTTACAGTGGTAATATAACAATTACCCTACCAACAAGTACTGTTACAATAGTAGGAACATCAACAACAGATACTTTAACAAACAAAACTTTTGCAGATGCTACTAAATTTGAAGATGCTGTAACAGTTGAAGGTGCAGCACATCTTCAGAGTACAGTCTCTGTAGGTGGAGCAGCAGTATTTGCTTCTACGGTTACAGTTGTAGGTAAAGCTGTATTTGAAGGAGATGTATCAGTCAGTGGAGACATAGATATAGCTACGAATGCCTCAATAGGAGGAACACTTGTAGCTACAGGAGCAAGTCAGTTTGGATCTACAGTTACTGTTGCAGGTGCTGCTATATTTGAAGATAGTGTTTCTGTATCAGGTAATGTGGATGTGGCTGGTAATGTTTCTATAGGAGGTACAACACAGATAACAGGTAATGCTAACTTTGATGGAGATGTGTCAGTTAGTGGAGATGTATCTATAGGAACAAATTTATATGTAGGTGGTACAGCTACTATAGCAGGTAACGCAGGACTTCTAGGATCGTTTAGAGTTAGTGGTGCAACATCACTTGAAGATGCTGTAGTTATGAAGAGTACTGCTACTATTACAGGTAACTCAGGGTTCTTAGGAACTGTCAGAGTTAGTGGTAATACAAGTGTAGGTGGTACATTTGCTCTTGCTAAGTCAGCAGCAGCAACAGTACATACAACAGCTATCAATGGAGTAACCAGTGTATCTCTTAACTTTGGAGGCGCACAAAACTTCTTGACAACTGTAACAGCAGCACATACAATGGCAAGACCAACAAATGCTAGGGTAGGTCAAGTGGGAAGTATATTCTTTGTACAGTCAGGTGGTAGTGGTACACTATCATGGAATGCTTGTTGGAAGTTTCCTGCTGGAACTGATCCTACCTTTTCTACCTCCAATGGAGCAGTAGATAGATTAGACTATATAATAGCATCTGTATCTAGTGATGACACAGGTGAAAACATACAAGCAATACTATCACAGGAATATAGTTAATGTTTAATAATAATTTATTAATGGGTGCAGCAGCAGCAACTAGTGGTGCAAGTTTAGTATCAGTAGATAACTCTGCTTTGTTTAATGGTACAAATTATTTAGCAAGAACACCTAGCTCAACAGGTGTAGAAGAAAAGGGTACTCTTTCCCGTTGGATTTATAGAACTACACCCGGAAATCAAGACAGTGTGTTTGCAGCTTATATAAGTGCCACCCAATTATTTCAAATTTATTTTCCAACTGATGATACTTTACACGTTTATAATTATTCTGGTGGGTATGATTGGCAATTAGCTACAACGCAAGTCTTCCGTGATATTGGCTGGATTCATATTGTTGTGGCTATAGATACAACTCAAGCTGTCGAAGACGATAGAGCTATAATTTATATTAATGGTGAACGTGTCACTGCATTAGCAACAGCAAATTATCCTAGTTTAAATTTTGTAAATGATTTTAATACTTCTAGTGTTGTGAATAATCTTGGTCCATATGATGGTGCTAGTGGAAATGGTGGATTAGAAGGCTATGCTGCCGAAACAGTATGGATTGATGGTCTACAATTAACACCTTTTAGTTTTGGAGAATATGATTCATCTGGTTTATATTGGACACCAAAGAGTTCTGATGACATTAAAACATTAACATTTGGCACGAATGGTTTCTACTTAGACAATACTACAAATGCTCAAACTGATGCTAGTGGTCAGGGGAATAACTTTTCAAATAATGGTAGTGTTACAACAAATGTTCACACTCCAACAAATATGTATGCACTATTAAATCCATTAATGTCTGGGTCAACGGGAACATTTAGTGAGGGGAATAGAAGGTCAACAATACCACCAACTAATACTGCTGTTATATCCAACTTACCTGTTGGTGGGGCTGGTGTAAGTGGTAAATGGTACTGTGAATTTCAATTTAACACTATTGTTGGATATGCTGTGGTCGGTGTTGGAATTATGGATCAATCAAGTTGGCTAGGAAATACTGCTTACTATGAGAGTTCGACCCCGCAATTTGCTGAAGAAGGAAGTCTTTTTACTGAGGGAACTACAAGTGGCTCTTCTATAACTGTAAGTGCTTCTACAACTTATGGCCTAATGTGGGACGAAGACAATTCAATTTTAAAGATAACAGACGGAACGAATACTTGGCAATGTACTTATACAGTTAATGATACCTCAATACCGATAGGCTTTATTTTTGCAGTAAGTAGTGGTTCTGGGACAGGGGATGTCAGCGTCAATTTTGGCTCTCCACCTTTTTCAATATCATCTGGCAATGCAGATGCTAATGGCTACGGAGACTTTGAGTTTGCAGTTCCTAGTGGGTATCTAGCTTTAAATACAGCTAACATAGCATCTAGAACAACTCGCACAGCATCTGATACTAACAAGTATTTCCAGACCGTCCTCTATGAAGGCAATGGAACACAACAAAGAGTAGGTAATTTTCAACCGTTTACAGATAGTTTTACTGTGTCTAAAGGTGCTTTATTTCCAGCCACAGGAAATTTAAGTAGAACATTTGATGAAGCAGGTAATAGACAAATATTTAGTTTATCTACATGGTTTAAAATTGGTCAAACTGGAGAACAAGAAGGCAGTGTAGGAGTTACACTATTTAGTACAAAAAACGGTTCAGCTAATAGTGAGTCAACTTGGTTTGTTGTTAAACTAAATACGTCTAATCAGCTTGTCGTCAGTATCTGGAATGACCTTATTACAACTAGAACTTTTGAAGATACTAGTCAGTGGTATCATTTATTACTGGCAGTAGACACAACTCAAGGTACAACAGCAGATAGAATAAAAGTGTACATCAATGGTGTTCAAGAAACATCTTTTGGAACTGCGAACTATCCAAGCTCAAGTGCTAGTCTCGCATGGGGAGTAGATAGTACAGCACATTATGTTGGTGTACATAATGATGGTAGTAATTATGAGTGGAATGGTTACTTAGCTCAAACTGCTTATATCACAGGAACTCAATTAACGCCTAGTAGTTTTGGACAAACAGATACTAGCTCAAACAGATGGATACCTAAAGATATATCTGGTCTTACTTTTGGTAGTGCAGGATTTTTCTTAGATTATGCAGACTCAGGTAATGTAGGTGATGATGAATCTGGAAATACTAATGACTTTACAAATAATAATACAGTAGTTCAATCAGGAGACACACCGACTGTTAACTGGAATATTATTTTTAATACAGCGTTTTCTGGTGGAACTCTTAGTAATGGTAACAGATCGTTAATAACAGGTAGTTCCCAATATGGTCCAGCTTTAGGATCACTAGGGATAGATAGTGGAAAATGGTATTGGGAAATAAAACCTACAGCTTCATCAACAGCACAACTGTATAGCTTAATTGGCATATCAAGAGGAATAAATTTATCAACAAGTAATAACTTAGGGTATCAAGTTGGAGATTATGGTTACTATAGTCTTGATGGAGATATAGTTACAAATAATAATGGTGCTGGAGAATCATATGGGGTTAGTTATGCTGTTGATGATATAATAGGTGTGGCTTTAGATTTAGATGATAAAACTATTACATTCTATAAAAACAATTCTACGCAAGGAATAATTAAAGGTTTACTAGATGGGATGTATTATGCAGCAATGGGTGATTGGAATAATAGTGGAACAACATCGTTTGAAGCACGGTTTGATTCTTCTATGTGGAGTTACTCAGCACCAACAGATCATATAGCTTTATCTCAAGATAACATAGCTTCATCAAGTCAATTTATATCTGCATTTAGTTGGATTAAGAATAGAGATGCGACTGATAACCATATGTTGTTTGATCGTGTACGTGGAGCAACTAAAGACCTACATTCAAATAGCACAGCCGTTGAAGTTACAAATTTAGAAACAGTGCAACGATTTCTAGCTGGTGGTGTTCAAGTAGGCAATGACGTTGAAGTTAATACAGCTAATGAAAGCTATGCTCTCTGGAACTTTATGATAGAAGCTACAGGTAGTGGATCATCTTTAACTGGTGGTGATATTAATACAACTGCTTTAGTTGATACTACATTAGGCATGGCTGTAGGTACATATTCAGGTTCAAATTCTAATCAAACGATTGAAACGGGTCTAACAAATCCTAAGATGGTCATGATTAAACGGTTAAATGCTACATATAATTGGGCAATTTGGCATGAAGGTTTAACAGACGATTATAATTTATTTTTAAATACAAATGCTGCACAAGTTGATAGTGACTATTTTGATACTTCACAAAACACATCGACATTATTTTATCTTTTAGGAAATAGTAACGCAACCTCAATTTCTGGTGGAAATTTTGTTTACATGGCATTTGCTAATTCTCAATTCATCAGCATAGGGACATACGAAGGCAACGGAAATGCTAATGGAACATTTGTCCCAACTTTAAACAGTTTGGGTGTTCCTATTCAACCAGTATGGGTTTTATTAAAAAGTATGGATCATACTCAGAGTTGGTGGATTAGAGATACTGCACGAAATCCATATAATGTAGTAAATAAAGAACTATACCCAGACCTGACTAATGCGGAAGCTACCAGTGCTAGTATGGATATAGTAACAGGAGGGATAAAACAAAGAGTAAGTAGTGATTCTAATTCTTCTTATACATATATATACATGGCAATAGGAACACCCATTATTGATACTGATGGTAGAATTATAGCTGGAAGATAATGGTAGTCGCAGAAACACTAGCAGGATTGGCATTAATAAATAGCACAGTCAAAGGAATTAAAAGTGCAATAGGAACAGCTAAAGATATATCTTCTATTGCAGATGACATTGATAATTTATTTAAAGGTAAAGAAGAAGTAAAAAAACAAGCACATCCTATAGCAAGTAAATGGGATAAATTTTTAGGTAAAACTTTAGGATCTACTGCTGATAAACTATCAATAGGAGCTATAGCTAAAGAAACAATAGAAGAAAAATTAGCAGAAGAACAAATTCTTAGAGTACAAAAAATGGTTAATCAAAGATTTGGTTATGGTACTTGGGAAGAAATACTTTTAGAACATAACAATAGATTAGAAGAACATAAGAAAGAACTAGATAAACAGAAAAGAAAAAAAAGTGAGTTAACTAAGAAGTGGTATAAAGCTTTAGAAATTATAGGAAGTGTTATCTTAATTGTTGGTGGTTCTTTCGTTACTTTTTATATAATTATATCTAACATGAAGAAATAGGATACAGGAGAAACAAATGTTTTTATATAACAAAACTACAGAGATTAAACCGGGAAAGGGGTGGAGAGATAAAGATGGTGTCTTACATCCTAAGAACTGGAATATCTGGAGTGATGATCATAAAAAAGCTATGAATATAGAAGAGATTACTCTAGATGCTAAACCAGATGGTAGGTTTTATAACTGGATAGATAATGGTTTAAGTGGTATATCTGATATTAAAGCTAAACCTTTAGATGATGTTACTACAGATGGAAGAACTGTAAAAGGTATACGTCAAGGATATATTCAACAAGTTAAAGAACAACAAGGTTCTTTACTAGCTATGACAGATTGGGCTGTAATTCGTAAGGCTGATGCAGGAACAGATGTACCAGCTAAGATAGCTACATGGAGAGCAGCTATAAGAACTAAAGCTACTGAGATGGAAAAAGCTATTACAGATGCAACAGATATGGATGCATTTATAGCTCTGTTTGTATCTTGGGATAAAGATGGCAAGAAGTCAGGGATCCTATTTGATTGGCCTGAGTTGGAAGAGTAATGTATAAAAAAATTATCCTAAGTATCCTATTTATTTTAATATCATTTCCTGTATTAGCTGAAGATCCTTTAGTAAAAAAAGAAAAAATTGAATTACCACTAACACAATTAAATATGGTTGTACCTGTAAGTTGTGGTCCAACAAAAGATATGGAGAGAGTATTTAAAAAAGATCAAATTGTATTTACTGGATTAATGCAAAATCATAATTTAATTGAAGTATTTCTTAATGATGAAGAAGGCTTTGCAATTATAATGAAAAATTCAGCAGGTTTATCTTGTTTATATTTTAACGGTATACCCGGAATAGTGAAAGAAAAGGCAAAGAAAACTAGGAGTAAGATTAATGGCAAGTACCTATACAACTAATATACGCCTGACAAAGCAGGGTGATGGAGACAATGCAAATACATGGGGAGAGATCCTTAACAATGTATTAAGTCTTGTTGATCAGGCTGTTGGTTCGTATACAACTATAACTGTAGGTGCAACATCTAGTGTAGCACTAACAGAAAATCAAGGAAGTGCAGATCAATCTAGGTCTGCTGTTCTAGAGATTGCAGGTACGGTAGGTGGAGCGCATACTTCTATCTTTGTATATTTACCTGCTGGTGCAGCTAAAACATATGCAATTAAGAATGCAGTCTCAGCTAATACAACAGCTACTGATGCTGTAATACTTAGGGTAGCAGGACAAACACAGAATGTAACCGTACCTACAGGTGGTGTAGGATATTTCTTTACAAACGGTACATCAGTTGATACTCTTAATGCTGCTGGTTTTAGTGCAATAACAACAACTCAAGCTGATGCAAGATATGCAACATTATCTACAACTCAAACAATCACAGGAGCTAAAGCATTTACTAGTACAGTGACAATAACTGGTGGAGCAGTAATGACAAGCACAGCTACCTTTACAGGATCAGTATTGGTAAGTGGACCTGTTAATGTTAATACTGTTACTCTAACAGATGCTGCTTCTATTGCATCTAGCTTTGATGACGGTAATACCTTTGTAGTTACCTTGGGTGGTAATAGAACATTGGCTGCACCTACAAGTGCAAACATAGGACAGTCAGGAAGTATAAGAGTAATACAAGATGCTACAGGTGGACGTACTCTAAGTTATAACTCAGCATGGCAGTTTGTATCAGGGTCTGCACCTACAATGGATACATCAGCAGGAGCGCAAAGCATATTAGTTTATAGTGTTAGAAGTGCTACGACTATTGATGCAGTAATGATACACGATTTTAAATAGGTAAGAGATGACAGCTACGTTAGCAAAATTTGACTTCAAGCCGGGGTTCAATAGAGAAAGCACCCAATATGCTGAAGAAGGTAAATGGTACGATGGTAATCGTGTCAGGTTTCGTTCTGGCAAACCTGAGAATATGCGAGGCTATACGACTAAAGTAGGTTCTTCTTCTGAAACTTTACCTGCTGTTAGTGGTAAGTTTGAAGGATCAGCAAGAGCTTTACTTGCATGGAGAGATAATGGAAATATAAGACGAGCTTTATTCGGCACACCAGATAAAGTTTATGAGTTCAATGGTGGCAATCTTTATGATATAACTCCGTTAACATCCACTGTAGCCTTGACTAGCTGCTTTGGAACTAGTGTAGGAACAACAAGAGTATGTTGTTCTGATGGAAGTCATGGAAGGGCAGTAGGTGATTATGTCTATTTTACTAGTGCGTCTACTACTATTGGTTCTAATATTCTTCTTAATAATGTCGTGTATGCAATCACTTCGATAATAAATACTAATTCGTTTACAATATCAGTTACTAACACGGCTGCTGCTACCTCATCTACATCTGGTGCAGCTAACTTTAATTATTACATAGCTACGGGAACATCCGTACAAACACAAGGACTTGGATATGGGGCTGGATCTTATAACGCTGCTTCTCCTACTTCTGTAGGATTAAGCAAAATAACTGCAACTGGAGGTAATGCATTAGTAACTGTCTCTTGTGCTTCTGCACATGGAGGATCAGCTAATGACTTTATTGTATTTCAAAATACTTCTATTGATAGTATTGCAGCTACTGTAGGTGGTAACTTAAACTTAACTAAGTCAGCAGCAGGAGGACCACAGTTCTCTATTGTTTCTGTGAATGGTACACAAGTTATCATAAGTGCAGCAGCTAATGCAAGTGCAAGTGGTGATGTTACATCTAACTTTAATATGACTGCTTTGATATATAAGCAGACAACTGGATCAGGAACTGGTAGAGCATGGAATGCTGCTGCTACTGTAGGTGAAGGAGTTAATCTAGATATAACACAGTGGAGCTTAGACAACTGGGGTGAAGATGTTATCTTAAATCGTAAAGGTGGTAATATATACTACTTTGATGTAGATGCTTCTACAACACCAACAAGAGCTACCTCAGTAACAACAAGTCCTGTCAGTGTTAACTCTATTATAGTATCACCTAATGACAGACACTTGATTGCTCTGGGATGTAATCAATATGAAGCAACTGCTACTGTGAGTGGTGCATTCAATCCTATGTTGGTGAGATGGTCTGATCAAGATGATCGTACTACATGGAGTCCAGCAAAGACTAATACGGCTGGTGAGGTTGTACTTACAGATGGTACAAGAATAGTAGGTGCAGTGAGATCTAAGAATGCAATTAACATATGGACAGATAACTCACTATGGTTGATGCAGTTTGTTGGTCCACCATTCACATTTAAGTTTAGTCAAGCTGGAACTAACTGTGGACTAGCAGGACCACATGCAAGTATAGATTATAATGGTGTAACCTATTGGATGGGATATGATAACTTCTATTCTAATAGTGGTCAAGTGCAGGTGTTAGATTGTTCAGTACGTAAGTATGTATTTGATGATCTAAATACTACGTACTATGATAAAGTATATACTGGTATCAACTCAGAGTTCAGAGAGATTGTCTGGTTATATGTAGGTGGTACTGCAACTGAATGTAATAAGTATGTGATCTACTCACCAGAGCAAGGATACTGGGTATATGGAGATACATTCTTTACTACCTTTAGGGATAGGGAGATATTTAATAATACACTAACTACTGGTGCTACAACTACAGGTAACTACTTATATGATAATGAACCTGATAATATATATACTGGTGATGGTTCTACGTTAACATCATTCATAGAGTCTGCTGACTTTGATATTGATGATGGTAATAAGTTAATGTTTATGAATAGAATTATACCTGACTTTGAATTGAATGATAATAAAGAGTTGGTTATTAAGGTTAGTCCTAAACAGTTTCCTGAGAGTAGTGTTTTAACAACAGTTTCAAAAGCAATAGATAATACAACTAAGAAAATAGATTTTAGAGCAAGAGGAAGGCAAGCGAAGATTAGGGTATCTTGTAGTTCAAATGGTGCTGATTGGGAATGGGGATCAATCCGACTAGCATTTCAACCTGATGGTGGAAGATAATGGCAAGATATCCTAGTTTACCAATATATCAAAGTAGAGACTACCAGACGAATGGTGAGTTCAGTGTGGAGGATCTACGTAAGATGTATGATCAAATACAACAATGGGGTTCTGTCTTAATAGATGAGATAGATAGTAAAGATATAGAAGTAGATGCTCAACCAAGTACAAAGATATATACAGTTGTTACGATAACAGATATTGGTAGACCATCTAAGGGTGACATAGCATACTCTAAGAACACAGGTAAGTTTAAGGGATATGTTAGTCTAGGTGCAGAAACATCATGGCAGGATTTAAACTAATGAGCATTATGTCGGATCATTTTGATAAAGTTAATAACAGTACTTTAATTAAAAACTATAATACTGGTCAGGTTATAGATGAAAGTAGATACATGTCTACACAAAAAGTTCCAGAACAGTTTGCGAAATCAGGAAAAATAAGTTATAATTATAATAATAAAAATAACTTTGATACTCAAAGTGATGTGAATAACTTTGCAGCTAATCAATTACAGCAGATAGGATACAGATATGGTGGGTGAAATTAATATTACTGATACTCCTTACGATATGTTAGGTATGAGTGAAACAGAGATAGAAACTCCTACTGAAAAGTTAGTAGACTTTCAAGAAACTGTTGAAAGCGGAGATACAATGGGAGCTATGAATATGCTACCTAGAGGTAATCAACTTGTAGAAGCTGAACAACTTCCTCCTGTTCCTGTTAATCCACCAGTTTCAGACACTCCTCCTAATATTGAACCTAAAAAAGAAATAACTGCAAATAGAATATTTAAAGATCCTGTTTATATTTCTAGTGTAATAAAAAGTATTACACCTAAAGAAGTACAAGAAGATGTTATTAAAGGTGAAGCAAGACAAGAAGAAGCTAAGATTACTAAACTTGCAGGTATGTTACGAGAAAAAATAGGTGGTGGATTACCTCGTAATGCAATGAATTTTGATCCAAGAATGGCTACAGCTAAAGATGGTGGTTTAATTGGTATGGCAGCAGGAGGTAATTTTAGAGGTGCGGTTCAAGGTAGAGGTCATGGTATGGAAGATAATGTGTTCATGCCTATTAAAGATCAAGGTAAACAAGTAGCAACATTAGCTGTTAGTCCTAAAGAATATGTAGTAGATGCACATACCATGTCAGCATTAGGCAATGGTAATCCAGATGCAGGAGCTAGGTATATGGATAGGATGGTAAAGAATATTAGAGAAAAGGCGTATGGTACAGATCAACAACCAAATGAAATAAATGGTCTAGCTTCCTTACGTCCAATGATGGAAAGGGTTTAATACAATGGGTTTCTTATCTTCGTTATTTGGTTTTGATGATGCAAAGCCAGCACAGTCTCAGGTAGTACAAGCTGCTAAAATACCAGAGGAGCTTAAACCTTATGTGACAGAAATTATGGAATCTGCACAGACTCAGTTTAAAGATAACATGGCTAGAGGTTATGTTCCTTACACAGGAAAAACTACGGCTGATCTTACTCCTGAAGAAGTACAATCTATGGAAAGAATTTCAGGACTTGCTGGTATAGTAGATCCTTATATTGGTGAAGCAGAGGATATCTATAGAACAGGGGCTAGAGAGTTTACAGGAGAAGAAGCTCAAAAATTAATGTCTCCTTATCAACAAGCCGTTACTGATATAGAGTTAAGAAAAGCAAGAGAAAACTTTGAAGCTAATGTAATGCCTCGATTTGAAGCTAAAGCTATAAGAGAAGGTGGTGGTCCGGGTGGTCTTGGTACTAGGGCTGGCATTGAGGCAGCAGAACTACAAAAAGGACAAGCTCAACTATTAGCTGATATACAAGCTAGAGGATCAGAGAAAGCATATCAAGATGCTAAAGGAGTTTTTGCTGATCAATTATCTAGAGAACGTCAACTAGCTGGTGATCTAGGTCGTACAGGATCGGCATTATTTCAGTCTGGTTTAGCTGAAGCTGGTGCATTAGAAGGTGTAGGAGCTACTAAAAGAGGTATAGCTCAGAACTTATTAGATGAATCTTTATTTAAATTTAAAGAAGAAGAAGCATTTCCTCAAAGTGAATTAGCTAAATATTCTACAACTATCTATGGCAATCCTGTTCTCAGTACTCCTAGCTTTACTAGGACTACTAGTGAGTCTCCTTATCAACCTAGTACTGGACAGAACTTATTAGGTCTAGGTCTAACTGGTCTTAATATCTATGGTATGGGTGGGGGATTTGGTGCGCCTACTCCGGGTAAATTTAGCTTGGCTAATATATATAATCCTCCACGAAGAGCTGCTTCTGGTGGTAAAGTTGGTGGTGGTCTGTCTGATCTTCCAGTTGTTAATCGTAGAATAGGTGGTTCATCTAATCCAGATCAATATGATATAACAGATATGAATGAATTACGTAGAGGTTATGGAATGCCACCTATAGGAACAGGTATGATCCCAACTTCAAAACAACTTATGACTCAAACTCCAAGCGCAGCTATAAATGCTCCTGAAAATAGAGATCTTAATATAAATATTGTGAGAGACAGAGAAGAAGAATCTAGTGAGTTAAAAAAAGGTTTAATGCAAAAAAGTGATGCTGAATTAGATGCGTTAGATAAAGCATATTTTGCAGGTCGAGCTGCGAATCTAAAAGATAATCCTATGGCTAGAGGTGCAGTCATGCAAAGATTAATAGGTCTAATATCAGGTAGTCCGAAAGGAGCATTAGGTGGTTTTCTAGAAGGTGCGCCTGATGCACTTAAAGGTATCTCAGATCTTGATATGAAACTTGCTGCTAAAGAAGCAGAGTTAGAAAAAGATAAGTTTACAACAAAGCGTAGCAAACTTAAAGAGAGACGAAAAGAAAAGATAAAACTTATTGAAGAAGATAGAGATCTAACTCGTTTGTATGATAGTTTACCAGCAAAATTACAAGCTAGAGTTTTAGATCAGTTTAAAACTTTAAAGACTTTAGAAACAAATGATGCTAAAGCAGTAGCAGCTTTAAAGAAAGCAACAGCAGAACTTAAAAATAAAGATAGAGATTATTTGCTTAAATTAGAAAAATTTGGATTAGAGCTTAAAAAATATAAAAATGTTGATTTAGTAAATGTTGCTATAAGCCAATCAAAAGTTATTAAAGAACTAATGGATCAATATGATACACATCCATCTGCTGCTATAGCTGCTTTAGATTTAGCAAAAATTAAATCACCAAGAATTAAATCAATACTAATATCAGTCTTAACAAAACAATCTTTAGCAGGTAAAAATAAACTTACTCAAAAAGGTAGTAAAATAACAGATAATATAGATCAACTTTTAATAGACATAAATAAATAATAAGGATAAATATATTGGCTGATGAACAAACTACTTATGAGGGCTTACTTAAGGATAGTAATTTTTTAAGTTCAGCTTATCATTCATTACGTGCTATGGGTGATAATGATGTATCTAAAGATCCTAAAGATATCTTAGATACATTCCTTACTAAACGTAGATACTTTGATGTAAATCTAGGATCTACTATAGTCCAAGGTGAAGAAATTAAAAATCTTCCTGACACACATAAAAAATTATATTCATATGCACTAGATAAAACTAAAGCTCTTCCTAACTTTGGTAAGGGAGCTGCACCTTTAGGTGATGCGGCTATTGATTATGGTCTTGCTGCGATATCAGATCCTACTAATTTAATATCCATACTTGCTGGTATATTTACTGGTGGTACAGGTGGTGTTGCTATTCAAGCAGGTAAAGAAGCACTTAAACAAGGAGTCATGTCAACTCTTAAATCTCAGATAGGTAGGAAAGCTTTAGCTCAAGCTGGTTGGAATATTTCAAAAGGATTAGGTGCTGAAGGAGCAGTAGCTGGTATTGGGGGAGCTACCCAACAAAAGTATTCTCAAGAAGTAGATATGTCTCTTGGTAAGCGTAAAGAAGGTGAATATGATTTAATGGCAATAGCTAAACAAGGATTGTTAGAAGGTCTTATTACTCCTGTAGCTGGAACAGCAATTAATGTTGCTGGTAAAAAAGTAATTAAACCTGCAATAAAAGGTAGTTTAACAGGAGCTAAAAATTTAATACAGAAATCAGTGGAAGCAGCAACTAAAGATGGAAGTAAGTTTAGATCAATGGTAAATGATCAAGCTATACAAGATGTAACAAATAAATTATTTAATAACTTAGCACCTCTAGCCGCAAGAGATGAAATTTCTACAAGATTAGTAGAAAGAAGTACAGGAGAAGTACGCCCTATACAAGAAGCTGTAGAAAAACTTTCATTAAGAATGGATGATAGAATCAAAGCTAATTTTAATGATGATGAAGGAACTAAATTAATTAATGCCGCTATGGAAAATCAAAAGGGCGCATTAGCAAAAGTTAAAAAAATAGATCCTGAGATGGAAACAATTATTAAAGATTGGAGAGGATTTGTTGAGCAAGCACAAGAGACAGCTTTAGGATCTTCTTATTTAAGTAAACAAGTTAGAGGAATATATAAACCTAAAAAAAATACTCCTTATGTTAGAGATATATACGAAAGATTTGAAGGAGTAGATAGACCAGACTTTAATTCTTTTATGCTTAGACCTGAAAATAAAAATATAGTTAATGAAGTATTTGAAGCTGTATCTAAAGATAAAAAAGGATTGGGAGTAGAGTCTGGATTATTTAATAAAGCTGGTAAACCTAAATTTAAAACAGAAGAAGATAAAGTAGGAATGATATCAAAACTTATTGAAGAATTATATTTACCTACTACAGAGAGATCAGCTAGAGGTGGTGCATTAATAAAGAAAAAAGATATTCCTGATGTTATTAAAAGAATATACGGTTTAAATTTTAATCCTGCTGTAAGAGCATTAGAAACTGCTAAAGGTGTTATTGATTCTTCTAATAGAATTAGATTAGGTTCTTCTTTAGCTGATAGTCTTTTAAGTAGAAAGTTAGCCATTAAAGCAGATAATAGTGTTGAAGCATCTAGACTACATGCTAAACAAACAGGTCTTCCTGAACAAGATATGGTTCCTTTAGTGACAAAAATGCAAGTTAAGTCTGATAAAGAAGTTAATGTAAGATCTCCTTTTATTTTTAAGGAAAAATTAATTGATCCTGAATTAACAAAAATATTTGTTACTAAAGATCAAGCTTCTATATTAAAAGAATTATCAGAAGGTTTTGATGGGAGACTCCCAAAAGAAATGCAGTTTAATAAACATTTATTATCTGATGTAGGTGATACTTTTGCTGGTATACAAGGTTATCTTAAAAAGGGAAAGACTGTTTATAATCCTAATGCTCATGCTCGTAATGCTCTTGGTGCAATACAGTATACAATAGGTTCAGGTAATTTTAGAGGTCTATATGATGGTATTAAACTATTAGCTAATCCTGCTAGAAGAAAAGAAATAAGTGAGGCTGTAGGTAAGTTAGGTCTTAAAGGAAGTCAGGTAGATATTAATCAAATTATGACTCGTATTGGAGATTTAAATAAAGTTAATAATAAAACTGCTTCAAACATTATAACAAATGTAGCTACTTTAGGTATGCCAGCATTAGAAAAACTTGCTATACCTTTAGGTAAAGGTAAAAAACTTCAAGTAGGAAGAGCAGTATCTAAAGCTGCACAAACAGCTTATGTAGCTACTGATGACTTAGGTAAAATAGCTACGTTTTTAAGAGAACGAAAGAGAGCAGAAAGTATATGGAATGCTAGGTCAGCAGAACAAAAAGATTTATTAAGACAAAAGTTTTCTAAAGATTTTAATCAACCTATGACAGGTAAAAAATTTAATGCTAAAGATTTTGATAACAAATTATTAGACGAAGCAGCAGTACAAAAAACTACAAACTTACTTCCTGTTTATTCTCGTATACCTAAAGTATTAGAGAAGATGCGGCAGTTTCCTGTGCTTGGATCTTTTACTGCTTTTCCAGCAGAAAACTTAAGGAATAAATATCAACTATTTAAAATAGCTGGTGAAGAAATACAAGAAGGTATCTTAACTAATAATAAACAACTTATTAAAGCAGGTAAGAATAGACTCTATAGTCAAGCAATTATAGCTTCTGCTCCCTCTGTTGCTGCTCATACTTACAATGCAATCGAAGGAACATCTAATGTTACTCCAGCAATAAGAGAGGCTGGACCTCCTTGGTCTAAAAATCATGCACTTGCTATTCGTAAAGGGGATACTAAAAAAGATAAAGATAAATATTATTATACTGACTTAAGTTATAATAATCCAGATCAATTTGCTATTGATTTTATTATGCCATTTATGGTAGCCGCTGCTAACGGAGAAGACTTAAAAGAAAACTTAGCTAAAACAATGATAGGTATTGCTACTAAACAAGCAGGTGCTTTTTTAGATCCATCAATGGCTATAGAAGCAGGTAGACGATTATATGATGCTTCATTGTCTCTTGGTACAGGAGATGATGATGCAACAGCAAATGCATTGGTTAGATATTATAAAATAGCAGAACCCGGTCTACTACAAATGATGCGAGAAGCTGGTACAAATTTAGACATTATATCTGATGATATTCAGAGGGCTATGAACCCAAGATATTTTGATGAAAAAAGAAAAAGATTTTCTGATACAGGAGATGTATCTGATTTCTTAGCTAGACTAGGCCCAAACTTTAATTATACTACTTATGATCCTGATACTGGTTTGCCTGTTGTATTAGCTCCTTGGTCTTTTGCTTCTAAAGAAAGAGAGTTTAATCCTAAAAAGAATTTTTCTTTTACTACACGAACTTTGTTAAAAAATTCTGATAGAGATTTTGATTCTGCAAAAGAAACTATAGGTAATATGTTAACAGATTCAGAATTAGCTATTGATTATAAAGCTATAGTAAAAAAGTACGATGAGGCATTATCTGAAGAATTTGCAGCTACAAAACAAATTGCTGATTTAGTAATTAGTTATGGTAGATTTATGAGTCCAAAAGAACTTAGTCAAATGTTGCTTAACGATAAGCAAGCTATAGGATCTTTAAGTAAACAAGGTGTTAGATTTCTTAGAAGTAATAAATATAAACCATCTAGCGGTAAAAAATTATCTCAAGATAAAAGTCTTAGAGCAAGAATACGAAAATCAAATAGAGATAATGTAGATATGCAAAGTTTAATGAAACTATTTAGGGCTGTAGAAAGTAAATATGAAGCTAAATCATTATCTGATGATGTGCCAGAAGAAATAGAATTTAAGGATTAACAAGAAATGTTAGAGCTAGGTCCAAGAGAACTACTCACACTAGGAACAGTATTAGCAGGATTAGCAGCCACATGGGGTGTACTTAAGGCTACCATCAAGTCTATCGTAGGTCAGCTTAATGACATCAAGAGTGATGTAACTAAGATCTATCAACAAGTAGACAATCAAGAAGCTAATCAAGCAGTCCTTCAAAACAGTATTAAAATTATCAGTCAGGATATCTTATCACCACAGATCCTGAAGGCTCAGAGTGAGCGTGATGGTAGAAATGAAGAGCGTATAAGAATATTAGAAGAGCGTATGAACCGTATGGTATCTATGCATAATGGAATACATCCACCAACAGCAACAAAGGAACATGATTAATGTGGGAATACTTCACAGTAGACGAACTTAAATGTAAAGGAACAGATGAATGTCATATGGACGAACAGTTCATGATACAGTTAGAAGTTCTTAGGCAGGAGTTCAATGAGCCAATGATTATATCTTCTGGCTATAGAGATCTATCGTACAATCAGGTTATAGGGGGAGCTAAGAACTCTCCACATTTATTTGGTAAAGCAGTTGATGTAGTCGTAAGTGGTAAGAAAGCTTATCGTCTGATCAAGTTAGCCATACAACATAACTTCACTGGCATAGGAGTGTCCCAAAGAGGGCCACATGAGAGAAGGTTTATACACCTTGATACTATGGAGAACAGTGAAGTACACCCAAGACCTTGGATATGGAGCTATAAATAGCTAAATGCTATGTGTTCTCTTCTAAGCTTGTTACAGAGGAATCAGTATCTTCAGGGTAGGTAGGGTCCACAACATCCTCTGTAATGCTCTCTATGACGCTCTCTGAAGGAATATTTTCTAATTCTTCTTCTGAAAACAGGCTATCTGCGAAGTCACACTTAGCTAACAGACCTAATACGACTTCTTCACCTAAAACATTAAGACATCCTACGATAGCACCTTCAAGTGTATCAGAATCTAGATTAGGATTAACATCAGAGTTAGCACCACGTACTCTAGATAGCAACTCAAGTGCTTTGATTGCACTATTAGTGTGTCCATTCTGTTTAGCAAATGCGTATTGACTTTCGAGTTCATCGATAACATCTACATTAGTCTCCAATTCAAGTTCAAGTATACGTATTCTTTCTACAATCTCATCTATCTGTAAAAGTCGATAGCCTTGGTTTGCTGCTGAAGCTGCTGCATAACCTGCTGACTTAGCAGCTTCAGTTGCATTGTTGTGTAGCACATAAGACTGTGCAAACTTTTCTTGCTTTTCATTTAACATAATCTGCTACCATTCCATTTACTAATATAGCCAGTGATACTGCATTGATTACAAGTAAGGCTCTATCATTCCAGATAATTGATACAATAAACCATCCAAATAAACCAAGAGAATGGAAGTATAGGTTAAGAGGAAAGATATTATTGCTAGTTAATATAGTACCTATGATTAATAAGATTGAAGCTATCCATTTAACATACCAATCAAAGGTAAGAGTAGGGGCCATCTTCTCAATTAGATTAGTCATCTTATGAGACATCCTCCACAAATAGTATTATAAATTGCTGCACCTGTAATATATGCAATCCATAAAGATAGTATTATAACAGGTAATAACATTAAAAACTTCATGATACTTGGAAGCTCTCCCCACAACCACACATAGATTTAACATTAGGATTATCTATCATTAGTCTATGACCAAAGATATCTTTCTTATAGTCTATAGTCATACCTTCTAGGTATAGTATAGAAACACTGTCTATAAAAAGCTTACCTGAGTCAAGATCAATAACATAATCTCCCTTCTCTTCAGAACTAGTCAACTGCCAATCATAAGTAAAGCCAGAACAACCACCACTATTAACAGCTAGTCTAATAAATGGACCGTCATTCTCGTTTATAATAGATGATAGGTGTATGTCAGCACTGTCAGTCAGGTTGATCATCGTCTATTCATATTGTTCCTTTGGACACCTTTGGACTTCTCAAAGCTACGCATACCACCTAGTCCTAATAGAGCCATCACTAAAGATGTAAGCTCTGCTGTCTGTAGACTAGGTAATGTAACTACTGGATACCAGATCACCAAACCCCATGAGATAATAGGAGCAAAGATAAACTGCCAACCTAAAGCAAAAGCACATATCCACATGATAGCTGGCCTAGAACCTGCAACGAATATACTAGGATGTTTCGCTTGTTCTATGTTTGCTTGTGCTTGAGCTAGATCTAGTGACACCATCTGTGTCTTTAGCTCTGCTTCTAATTTAGTCTTCAGGTCTTTGTCCTCTACAAACTTATCAAGGACTTTACCTGCTACGCCAATAACTGACTCAGCTATACCTAACATTATTTCTCCTCCTTCTGCTCTTGTAGTTGTATTATTCTAGGTTCATGACTTACCTTGAAACCTTCTAAGGTAACTGTCTTATGGTTAACAGACATTACATCAAAGAAGATATAGATTGATAGATCCTTATGTCCTCTGATCTTCTCCTTGAAAAACTGTAACCAATCATTAGGATCAAAGATAGAAACATGTACGTTAGTTCCATCAGTGAATGTTTTAAGTGCAGGATAACAAGCTATGTTAAAGAACACCATCTTATCTGCACGTTCTATGATCTCATCTACCACCCAACCTATGTCAGTCTCAGGTATATGCTCAAGGACATCAGTACATACGACTGCATCATACTTCTTATCAGGTAAGACATTACACTCAGGTAGTGCAGGTTCATAGAGATCTACTTCATCAAGTCTCCAATAGTCCTTGAGAGGTTCATCTAATTCTTTAAGCATACTCTTGAAGTCTTTACCATAGAGAGTACCTTTGCCAGCACCATAGTCTAGCAATGTCTTACAGTCATTAGTCCTTAGAAAGTTATCTATGATATAGATAAACTTTATTAAACTCTTACCATCAAACATACCTTTT